GGTGCGGTTCACATCGAGTAGCAGGAGGAACCCATGTGGAGAGTCGAGCTGCTCAAGGCCGGTCCTGGACACGACTTCCCTGCGGGCTACTTCCCTGCGGGCTACTTCCCGCGGAAAGCCTACTACAAGAAAGACGCCCTACGGTTGAAGGCAATCGTCGAGAGCAAGGGGGGCGAAGCCTCCATTTGGAAGGAGAAGAGATGAACGGGTTCCCAGCAGACGACCCACGGAGCTACGATCGGATTTCTCAGTACGTCAAGAACGCCCTGGACGAATGGGGCAAGACCGGCCACCCCGTCGGCGGCTTTCTCTCCGCCGTGCTAAGCAACAACCTGTCCGAAGCCGTCGGCCGGGCGGATCTCGAGAATCTGTGGGCCATCCCGGCCATCGTGGCTTACCTCTACAACGAAGTGCCCGGCGCGTGCTGGGGCTCACCAGCAAAGGTGAAGGCGTGGCCAAAGCTGGTGAAGAACGGAACAGGAGGATGACGTGATACCGCGTGAGAAAAAGGACTGGCTCAAGGCCAGAGGGTTCGACAAGTGCTCCGGCACTGACGTCGGTTGCTCACAGTGCGATGTGATTGTGGTCAACGGCATGGCGCTCCACGAGATCGGATGCCCCAACGCCACGCATCAGTGCAACGGCTGCTGGGCACAGATTCCCAGGAACCAGAGGTACTGCGCAGATTGTGGGTAAACCCAGAAGCAGGCTTCGCGCAGGTGCGACGATCGCAGGTTAGGCCGACCGGTAGGTTGGCGGGTTTTGGAAAAGCACCACAAGCGATTTCCACAGGTTCCACAGGGATTTCCACAGGTTACGAAGAAAGCACTAAGGGCGGATGCCTCATCGTTGTGTTCCGATACGAATTGTGGTAATATGTAGGTGGGAGGATCAGATGAGCAACATGAGCTACTGCAGATTCCAGAACACCTTGTCCGACCTGCGAGACTGCTACCGAGCCATGTGCGAGGACGGCATTCAGGAGCAGACGGACCACGGTGCGGATGCTCTGAGCCACGACGAAATGACGGCCCGCAAGGATCTCCTCGATCTGTGCGCTCGGATCACAAACGAATTTGGAGAGGCGGAAGACGATGGGTAGCATCGCTCAGGTCATTCTCGCGCAGCTTGGCGGCAGTCGGTTCCTGGCCATGACGGGGGCGTCTAAGCTCTTGGCCCTGGACAACGGGTTGCAGTTCGCTCTGCCACTTCCCAGTGCTCCGAACAAGATTCGGATCACGCTGGATCCGACAGACACCTACACAGTGGAGGCCTTCCGCGTGTCCAAGTTCGAGGTCAAGAACCGCGGCACGGTCGAGGACGTCTACGCAGAAGACTTGCGGTGGGTGTTCACGCAGCTTACCGGCCTAGAAACGAGCCTGTGATGTGGGTGCCCTTTCGCGTCTGGCCAACCGACTACGTGGCGCTCTGTGGGTCGCCGGTCGGCTGGTATCTACGCCGGGGGACTGAGCTCGACATGCGGAAAACATTCAAGACGCACCGGCAGGCGTGGGCGGTGTGCCGTCGGCTTAACCAGCAGGAGGTTGAATCGTGACACCAGAACTGAAGGCGCTTTTGATCCGTGCGGCGGACAAGCTTGACTCACTTCCCGGAGGGCACCAGGACATCAGTGATGACCTGCGATTCGAGGCAGAGCAGGTAGCCGACGTGTTACGTGATGAGTTCGCCAAGGCAGCGCTCATCGGACTGCTTGCGAATCCGGAACTACTTCAAGCCGTCACACGCAGGGAGATCAAGGACGGAACGGCAGATGTCACTGTCGCCCTTTACTCGTATCGATACGTCGATGCGATGCTGGCTGCGAGGAACAAGTGACCACCCTCGAACACCTCGAAGCCTGGCTCGAGCACGAGTTCCCGGACCCCGAGGACCGGGACAACGTGAGGACGCGGATGCTCGCGGCTTACGACGACGATCCGGAATACTGGGCCGGGGTTGGGTGGCGGAGACTCTTTGATCAGGTAGTGGACAGATGATGTGCGAGACCTGTAACGACGCAGGCGTCATCGTATTCTGCCCAAGCACGCCGGACAAATGCGGAGGGTGCGAGAATGAGCCGTGTCCCGGCTGTAAGAAGGAGCAAGAGGTGAATCCCAGATACTGCAGTTGCACATTCCCTTACCCGATGCAGATGTCCGAGCGCGGCCAGCTCATCTGCTCTGAGTGTTGCTACCCGAAACTACTGACACCAGAGCAAGCCGCGGTCGAGATTATCAAGACCGTGGCCGAGGCCCTCCGCGAGCTCGGCAGCGTGCCGAGCGGTCACCTGTATGCCCGCGTGATGAACTTTCTGAACCTCGACGCCTATACACGCGTCATCGACAGTCTGAAGCGTACCGGGCTCGTCACCGAGAAGAACCACCTGTTGACGTGGACCGGACCAACCGAAGTGTCGAAGGTTAAATCGCTGGACTTCCGATGCGGATCGTGGTAAAGTGTAATTGGGAGGGTCAGATGAACATCACAGTTCGCTTCCGCACAATCGATCACTTCTCCGAGACGCGGAAGTTCAAAACACTCAAGGGCGCTCAGGCTTATGCCAAACGGCGCATTGGAAGCCCGTTCGACATCGGCGAGACCTTCGGTTACGCGGTGGACGCCTACGGGATCGGCAAGGTCACCGTGGAGGGCACCAGCATCCACGAGCTGATGGGGCAGGAGAAGCCGGCACCGGCAGGAAGATGGGAGCCATGACGTCTGAACCCCTGATCTGCGAACGCTGTGGGGCAAACTCTCACGGGTCCGACATGGCGGAAGAAGGCCTGTGTCAGAAATGCACCAACGAGTTCATCGAAGACTGTGGGAAAGAGGAACAGCATGGACCGCAACGAGACCATCGCCAGCATCAAGGCCAGCCTCAAAAACCGTAGCAAGAAAACGTGGAGTGTCACTGGCGGACAGGGCACGGCTTGGGGCTGGATCCGCATCACCGCCCCGCCTTCCCGCCGCACCTGGGAGTATCGGGAGGTCTACGGTTCCCGCTCTCCGACGTCGCAGGCCGTCTACGAGTCCTTCGACACTGGTAAACCGGGCAGCGGTATGGGCCCATCCGACCGTGAAGAGCTGGGCACGTTACTCGGTCTGGGCAAGCCGGCGGACAGCAGTGGAGAGAGCGTGCCGGCATCGGATGCCTACTACCAGGAATACGTCGATCGCGCAGCCGGGCGCACACCCACGAAACTCGGAACGCAGTACTGGGATTGATATGGCGCAACGCACCTTCCCTGAGAAGCACTGGCAGGGCGCTGTCGGCATCGAGAACCTCGCGCTCATCCAGGAGATGGACCTGCAGTGCGCCGACTTCGGCGTGCACATCGCTAGCAACGGCCAGGTGTGGTGCTGTGTCAACGGCATCGCCTTCGTGCGATTTCGGCCCTTGTCTCCTGAGATGCAAAAAGCCTTAGGCATCAAGAAAGAAATATAGTATACTGTGGTCGGGAGGGTTCCAATGCGCGTGCTCGTCTGTGGCGATCGCAACTGGTTCAACCGGGCGGCCATCCGCCGCGAACTGGCCAAACTGCCCGCCGGCACCATTATCATCGAAGGCGAAGCCCGCGGTGCCGACACCATAGCGCGTGAAGAAGCACTGGCCCTCGGGCTGTCCGTCGAGCGGTTTCCTGCCGACTGGGCACACTTCGGTCGCGCTGCCGGCCCATTGCGTAACCTGGCCATGCTGAACGCCAAGCCCGACCGTGTGCTGGCGTTCCACACCAACATCGCCGCGTCCAAAGGCACGGCTAACATGGTGAAAATAGCCACCAAAGCTGGCAAGCCTGTTGAGGTATTTACATCATGAACACCTGGCAAACCAAACACACCGTCGAAGAGCAGGAGCTAAGCGTCGGCTTCAGCCTCTGGCTCATTTCCGGCACGCTAACGATCGGATGGTTCCACGATGCCAACGCTGACTGCGACGCGGACGGCAATCGTGGCCACGACGTTACCGCGGAGGACGAACGGCGCTGGGAAATCAAGAGCGCCGCCATCGATATCGATGGAGAGTGGGGGACGCCGCTAGTCGGTGAAAATATCCCTGCGTCTGTCGTGGCCGCAGCCGAAACGTGGGCGGAGACCTACGAGCCAAACGATTACGGGGAAGGGCCGGAGGAAGACGACGAGCCGGACTACGACCCAGTAGAAGAAGAAGAGCGCCGAGAGCGGAGGATGGATTTTCCCTAGCCTTCCGCATCGGATTGTGGTAATATGTAGGTGGGAGGACAGCAATGGTTCACAAATCGCTCACCCTCAACCGAGTGCTCCGGGCAGCAAAGTCCGGCGAGTACGTTGGCTTCTGTAAGGCTTGCGGCAAGAAGGCTTACGGCGTGGAACCCAATGCCAGGGGCTATAAGTGCGAACACTGCGACCTGCCGATGGTCTACGGCGCGGAGGAGCTGCTGATCGAGATGGCATAAGATCGCTGGACTTCCGATACCTTTTGTGGTAATATGTAGGTGGGAGGATCAGATGGCACTTCAGAAAGCGAATCTTATGGCCGAGCAGGAGAAGCTGCGCCGGCAGTACCGCGAGGAGCTGCGGCAGATCGCCGAGCAGGCCACCGCTGAACTAGCCGCCGACAAGGTGTCCAACCACTTCGGATTCAACCTCGGCGGCAAGGCCAGCGAACTCCAGGGCCTCGCCTACAGAATCGAGCAGCTCCGAGATCTCATTTCGTGGTCGTAAAGTCGTGGACTTCCGATGCCCTTTGTGGTAATATGTAGGTGGGAGGTAAGACAGATGGCCACGAACCGAAGCGACATTCACCGGCCGGGAGCCATTATCCCAGCAAACTACAGCTACGTTCGCTCCTATAACCTGAGCACCTCGCAGGACGGTTGGCCGATTCCCTCCTGGGGGGTCAACTGCGAACTGGACTACCGCCACGAAGTGGACGGCAAGATCGTCAACGGTAAGCACCAGGACTCCGGAATGTGCTGCGTCCTTCGGATGCGCCAGACCCAGAAGTTCGTCGAGACCGGCAGCACCGGCCGCTGCTCCATCTGCTCCACGCACTACATCTACGGGGACATCTGGCGGCACACACCCACGGGCCTCCTGCTCCACGTCGGTCACGACTGCGCCGACAAGTATCAGATGCTGGCCGACCGAAGCGAGTGGGATCTGACCATCATGCGGTTGAGACGGAGCGCGGCCACCGAGCAGCTCAAGGCACTCAAAGCCAGCGAGCGTGCGAAGTTCCTGGCGGAGCACCCTGGCCTCGAGGAGGCGCTCAAACTGGACCACCCGATCCTCAAGGACATGGCTGGGCGGTTCACCCAGTGGTGCGATCTCTCCGAGAAGCAGATCGAGTTCGCCTTCAAGCTGGCGGATGAGGTGCGCAACCCGCCGGCCGCCGAGAAGAAGGCGCCGGCCCCGGAGGGCGACGGGCTCACGGTAAAGGGCAAGGTGATCAGCCTCAAGACGCAGGACGGCTTCTACGGCACGACCCTGCGGATGACGGTCAAGGTGGATACCCCGGACGGGATCTGGTTGGCGTGGGGCACCTGCCCCGCGCAGCTCGACGGGGACGTAAAGGGACGGGAAATCGAGTTCACAGCCAACTTCAGACATGGGGCCGACCCGTCGTTCGCGTTCTTCAGCAGGCCGCGGAAGGCAAAAGTCCTGGACGAAGTGACCGCCTAATGGTATACTGGTAGTGGGAGGTTAGCAATGAGAATCTGTCGTGTGGGCACGAAAGCTCACTATTGGGACGAAGTCACCGGACGCACTCTTTCAATGCCCACGAAGGGCATCTGTTCCACCATCGACGAGGTGCCAAAGGGGGACTACACGCCCGAGAAGCAGTGCTCCAAGCACGCCCCGAAGCGCCACAACAGCACAGGCGGTGGGCAGCACCCAGATGGCAAGAGATATCGCGACGAGGAGAGGTGATGACCAAAGCACAGGAGATGGTACTCTTCGACGAGTTCGCCGCGAAGTTCCCACGGGACAGTTACCTGGGACCGTGGCTCCGAGGCATCCGTGAGCAGGTGGCCTCGGACATCCGCAACGACTTCTCACCGATGGCCAAGATGCCCGCCGAGGCCTACAGGGAAGCCAAGCTGATCCTCGCCGACGCCAAGAACGACGCTGCCGAGCGCAAACAGGCCATGGACGAGCACGTGGCCAAGCGCGTCAAGGATGCCAACGATGCTTATGCCGCCATTCGGTTGCGCTGCATTGGATTTCTGAACAAGGCCATCGCGGAGCTGTGATGAAAATCGTCTCCATCTTTATCCTACACCGGTCCGGCCACGCCGACATCGTGAGCTTACATACAGACTTACCGGCGGCTCTCTGGCCGTTCACGGATACCCTAGATGTGTCGTTCACGTGCGTAGTCGGAGGCGCGGAACGCTACGTGGAAAAACACTGGCCGGGAGTTCCAATTGAGGTGGTGACAACATGATTCGGACACCAGAAAAGCTGTGCCCCGTCTGTCATCGTCCATATCCGTGGGGTGATCTAAGCGTTTGGACCGGAAGAATGTGCCTCGACTGCCAGGAGAAGGCCATGCGCGAGCACTCCCCGGCCTTGGAGAAGCTGTTTCAGAACGAAGGGCAGTATCCGATAAAGAAGTTGTAATTCCCTCCCGAGTATGGTAATATGTAGGTGGGAGGATCAGATGATCAAGATCGACAAATCGCTCGTTCACCTCAACGAGGACAAGGTCGGGCTGACCGGTGAGGCCAGCACAATGGGCCTCGCGCCCGGTGAGTGGCCGGACTGGATCGCGGTCACCGACAGCGGGAACGACGGGTTCCTCTTTGGACACCCAAAAGAGATGACCCACCGCGGCGAGTTCGCGGGCAAGGTCTACAACACCAACGACGGCGCGTTCACCCTCACGGTCTTCAACGACTAGCCTTTCTGCCCCTTCTGTGGTATACTGTTACTGGGGAAGAAAGCCCCGGCCGCTTAACGCCACTGCCGGAAGCGACCGTGATAGGTGTCAACGAGGTTCTGGTGGGAGGATCAGATGAGGGACCTCGACGGAGACTGGGACGATAGAAGCGAGTTCGCTAACCCCGGTGGGAACAGTGCGCTCCGGGCCTCGAGCAAAAGTAACCCGCGCAACCGCCCCTGCCCCACCTGCAAGGCCAAGAACCGGCTGACGCCGAAGGATGTCGCGCTTGGCTATCAGTGCGACGCTTGCGCCGACCGGGCGGAAGGCGGAGGTTACTGAGGTGATCACCAGCAATCCAAGGGCTTACGAAGTCTGGTTGCGAGACGGACGGGCCGTCTTCGGGTCCACTCGTAACCCGGAAGAAAGTTCCACACACCTGGCATGGTTCGCGCGGGTCGCACAGGCCCGGTCCTTCGTTCGAGCCTACAACCGCAAGCTAAGGGAGGCATCTAGTGGTTCTTAAGGACTCCGCCGGCAACAAAATCCGCTGCAGCAAAAGCATCCTGGACGATTGGACCTTTCGTCAATGCGCCTCCTACGCCACGGTTCGTTTCGACGGCAAGGACTACTGCACACAACACGACCCTGATCGGGTGTTCCGCAAGGTAGAGCAGGTAAAGATCGCCAACGCCCAGCGCGCTGCCTCACAAACCGCCATCAAGGACCGCGCCAAGACGCTGGCCACGGAGCTTGGAGCCGGCGGCACGGTGTGGCGGCCCGGCAGAGGAAGCGAACCGGGCCGTCTCATGCCTGGTCTGTTTCTCACGTTCGAAGAGGCGGAAGGCCTGCTGAAGAGGTTGACATGAACGAAACTGCCCAGCTCTTCTCCGGCACGCCCGGTCCACTCGGTGGGTTATCGAATGAACTGGAGCTGGTGAAGCACATCCCAAAGGCCTTTCGGCCTTACGAGAACCCGTGGTCCACGTACGCGATGAGTGTCTTCTACGGTGGTGGGTCCACGGCCAACTGGAAATGGCGCTCCGACGACCCCCAAATTCGCCGTCAGCAACTGCTCTGCTGGAAGGCCGCTCTCAACAGCTTCGAGACCCAGCACGAGGACAAGGCGTCCCTGACCGGGTGGATGCTGTCGGAGATGCTGACAGAGGTGCCCAAGTGACTATCGTCGTAACCATCAATGGCGGGCCCGTCAACGTATTTGAACACTACGGCCTCCCGCACAACCCCTTCCCTGCTACCCCGTTTCCGGGGGCCAACCGCATCCTGGCCCTACTCGATAGTGACCCGCTACACTCGGAGGATGAGATTCGGACCATCCTCGCCGGCTGTTCCCAGGAGTTCGTAAACCTGTGTTGCGCGCGGTTCGTGCCCGGAAAGCGTATCTCATTTAACATTGAGTTTCCCCTATGAACGCCATTACCGCCATCCGCCCGCCCTGGCCCATCGCACAGTCCCGTCCAGGGAGTTGACTTCCAACACAATTTGTGGTATACTGTTCCTGTTTGGTAGTGTTGCTTCGCCGCTCTCCCGAGCACGGCGTTAAACCTGCAGCGTTGTCCGTATAGCGCGAACTGTGGGCGTATACCCTTCTTGTACCGCCCGTAGCCAGACCACCTCCCTATAAGAAGGGGCTTTCCCCGCGTGACACAATTCGCTGTCTTTTTGTTGACGCAAACCAAGCGTCGCGGTCCTGTCGGGGATCTCGCCAGATTTGCTTCTAAATCCCCCACATTTCCGCGCCATTACGCGAGGCTCTACCGGCTCTTGGAGTGGGTAGGGGACGACGTTCTTCTACGAAGCGCCATGAAACAGGCGCACAGCGAGTGGCGGGCCACAAAAAGGCAGGTGGAGATCCCGTGAGCACCGCCACCGCTACTCGCTGGTTCCTCGAACACTCCATCGGCGTGTTCCCCATCATCTCCGGCGGTAAGACGCCAGCATGTAAGTCGTGGACGGACTACCGCGCTACCGAAAAAGAAGCGGCTACCTGGAAGAACTACGGGGTGATCCTCGGCGTCCTAGCCGTAGTAGATACCGATACCCCAGAAGACGAAGCCTGGGCCCAGCAGTATCTCCTCGACACGCCCTTCATGGTGCACACAACCCGCGGCCTGCACCGGTATTACAGGCAGCTCGCCCCGAGCCCCAAATACATCCATCGCGACGGCCTCACAATCGAACACAGAAACGTCGGCCAATACGTCGTTGGCCCCGGCTCCACGCATCCGAGTGGGCTCATCTACAGAGCAGCCGATTGGAGTTGGAAGTGGAGCGACATCCCGTACTTCCCTGAATTCTTCTGCTATGACGATCGCCCTCCCGGCGAACGCGGCTCAGAAGACGGGATGCCCTACCGCCTCCCTCCTCGTATCTGCGCAGGTGAACGCCACGACAAGATGTTTGCCCTGCTCCGTTCTTTGCTAGCAAGAGGTGTCCCGTTCGATCCGGCCCTCGAGGCTTGCTATGCCGTGGACCAAACGCACTGCTTCCCGCCACTCGGCAAGGACACGCTCAAGCCATATTTGAAACGTGTAGGAAAACACCAACATCGTGGTGATTTCGCGCCCTCCCCGCAAGTCGGTTGGGACCTGGCCAGCGGGTTACTAGACGCCGGCATCCCCGTCGGACAAGCGATTGTTATTGTGCGCTCCGTCACACCAGATTTTGATCCGGGGCGCAGCGATGACTGAGCAAGAAAAGGCTGCAGCCGACGCCCTTAGAATACACGAAAAGGCACAAGAGTCCTTTGACTCAAACATCAAACGTTTGGAGGCGGCGAGACGCAAGGCAAAGAAAGCCCTCGATGCTGAAGAGCAGCCGCCGCAGCCACCGCTGCAGGCCCTCACCATTCAAGAACTCTTCGCCCGTCCGCAACCGCAGTATGTGGTAGACCAGTGGTTCCCGGATACTGGGCTTATTCAAATCGTTGGCCATCCTGGCGCACTTAAGACGTTCTTCGCTCTCGATGCCTCTTTGTCTATCGCGTGCGGCCTTACCCACTTCTTCGGTTACACTATTACACGCTACGGCCCCGTTCTCTACATAGCAGCGGAAGGTGGCGGGGCGTTCCAGTATCGCATCCGCGCGTGGTGCCAGGAGCACGAGTTCGACCCGCTTACCATTCCCTTCCGTATTATCCCCTTACCCGTGAACCTGCGCGACGAGAACCTACAAAAAGAGTTGCTGGCCGTCGTGGAACAGATGCAACCGATTTTTATTGTGGTGGACACGCTCGCCAGGTGCTCCCCCGGTGCGGAAGAGAACAGCGCGAAGGACATGGGGGAGGTCATTAACTTCTGCACGCTCCTCCAACGCCCCGCGCGTTCTACGGTGGCCTTCATTCACCATCCGGCCAAGTCCTCTACAAATGGTGGAGGGCGCGGATCCGGGGCCGTGTTTGGCGCGATAGATACGGAGATTCAATTAGACATGGACGAGAAGGAAGACGCGCTGATTTTGGACAGTCGTAACGTGAAGGTGGTCTGCACGAAGCAGAAGGACGACCAGAGACCCGTGCCCCTGGAGCTGATGGGGTGCGTCATACCGATTTACAACGGCCACGGCCTGCAGATGGTCCACGAGAGCGGAAGACCCGTCACATCACTGGTAATGCGATTAGGCAGTTCGAAGGAGATGCGAGAGCAGCGGCAGCGGAGGGAGGAAGAGAAGGATCAAGAGACAAGACTGTCCGTGCTGAGGGCCATACAGAAATACCCAGATGCCACTAACATTACGAAGCTGCGAAACCGAATGGGGATTAGCCAAGACCTTGTCCTGGCGGCTATAAGGCAACTGCTGCGAGAAGGGTGGATCGTAGAGGGGAAACGTGGCGAACCGTTTGAGATTAAAGAGTCTGGTTTGAAGGCGCTGGAGACAGAACTGTGATGGAGCAAAATCGGAAACGTAGCGGGTCCGTAAACACCTGTAGACAGAACAGGTTACAGTTCCAAATCGAGGCGTCTGGCTACGTATCTGAGGTGGCCTGCGCCCGAATGCCTGCGCGGTTTTTAGGAACGTAGCCGGGAACCCCCGCTATGTCCAAAGTGTTGCGAAAGAAGGAGTTAGATGATAATAGACGTAGCGTTACCGAGCATAGCCCAGTATAGCCCCGCTACGTTGCCAATGAACGTAGCGGTGTTCTCCCCCTTTAGGGGGAACCCGTTACGTAGGCCGACGGTGGGACAAGGGCAGTCTGAGAAGAACTGTCTTAAAAATACCACACAGATTTCTCTTGACACGGAACACGAAGTCGTATATGCTTGTCACGACTGAGGTGTAGGTTCTCGGTCACGTTGTGTTTTACGAAGTCGAACTCCAATGGCCCTAGAAGATCTCAGGGATGTCACGCGGGTTTCTGGCCCAGTCGAAAAGATGGGAACCAAGCAGTGCACGGCGATTGCCGCCGGGACAGGCGAGCGCTGCTTAGGGGCCCCGATGATTGGCTCGGACGTCTGTAATGTTCATGGCGGTTCTGCCCCGACAGCCCGCGCAGCGGCTTCTCGACGTCTTCTCGAGCTGGTAGAACCTGCGCTCAAGACCCTATTCAAAGCCCTCGGATTGCACTGCGAGTATTACTTCCTCGATAACCCGGAGGAAGAGGTTCCTCTCACGCCTGCTGGCAAGCCAACACGTAAGGTCAAGTTTGATCGCGTCGTGCTTTGCCGTGAGCACGGGAACGCCTGCCCGGACTGGCCGGTGCGTGTAAACGCGGCTCGTGCCTTGATGGATAGGGCAGGGTTTGGCCCGCACTCGGTTGTGTCCGTGGAAGACAAGCGAGAAGGCCTGGCGGATAAGACGACAGAAGAGCTTGCGAGCGAACTGGAAGTGCTGGCCCTGCGTGCTCGCGACGAGGCAGGTCGAGCGCGTGCTGTTAAAGGCCTTACACCGCAAACACGAATGAATGAGGTTCCCGTGGCCCATAAACCTGTCATCGATACCCCAGACCCAAGCGTCGTCAATTAGCGAAATTGACGCTATTGTTGACAGAAGCAACGCTATTGCGGCGGAGCTGGCTCGACGTCGATTAACCTCTCATTCGGATATCCCTCCCGTCTTTCTTCCCTTCCTTAAACGAAGCAGATACAAGGGCGCATGGGGCGGCCGCGGTAGCGGCAAGTCTCACGTCTTTGCGGAACTGCTGTTGGACAAGTGCCGCGGACGGAAAATACGGGCCGTGTGCGTCCGTGAGTTTCAGGCCAGCCTCGAGCAGTCGGTAAAGCGTCTGCTCGAGGACAAGATTGACGTCTTTGGCCTGCGAGACGACTTTCGGATCCTCGATACCCACATTGAAACGCCGCGTGGTGGCATCATCATCTTCAAGGGGATGGCCACCTACACCGCGGACAGCATCAAGTCCCTAGAGGGTTACGACGTAGCGTGGGTGGAGGAAGCGCAGACGTTCTCCGAGCGGTCTTTGACACTGCTGCGGCCGACTATTCGGAAAGAGTATTCGGAGTTGTGGTTCTCCTGGAACCCGCGCAGGGCCACGGACCCTGTGGATCAGCTTTTACGCGGAGCGGCAACGCCGCCTAACGCCATCATTATCGGATCTACCTACAGGGACAACCCGCACTTTCCAGGCGTGCTCCAGGACGAGATGGAGTGGGACCGTAGTCGGGATCCGGAGAAGTACGCGCACGTCTGGATGGGGGAGTATGAGCGCAACAGCGAGTCTCGCGTCTTTAAGAACTGGACGATTGAGGCTGTCGATGCTCCTGGGGACACGGTGTTCTACTTGGGCGGGGACTGGGGTTTCTCGGTGGACCCGTCTGTGCTGGTGCGCTGCTGGGTAAATGGTAGAGATCTCTACATCGATCACGAGGTGTACAGAATTGGCGTCGAGATAGACCATCTGCCGGCCTTGTTTGATGGGGTGCCCGGCTCTCGAGACTGGCCCATCATTGCGGATTCTGCGCGACCGGAAACAATTTCGTATCTGCAGCGGCACGGGTTTCCGCGCATCGAGCCTTCGATAAAGGGTAAGGACAGCGTCAAGGAAGGTGTGATCTTTCTGCAGAACTACAACATCCACGTTCATCCGCGCTGCATTCACACCATCGACGAGTTGACCCTCTATTCTTTCAAAGTGGACAGGCTAACGGGGATAACCACGCCAATTTTGCAGGACAAGAAAAATCACGTGATCGACTCGCTACGCTATGCCGTTGAAAGGCTTCGGCATGTCGTAGTTGAGCAGGAAGCGACGTGGGGGAGATAGGTAATGCCTGAGAATCCAGCGGAAATTCGTTCCTTAACGTCCGTGCTGTTGGCCCGTTACCAGTTTCTCCGGCAGGCCGGGCTAACTTTTGGCGGCGCACGGGATATGTACGAGACGCTCGGCTATTCTCGTATCCTTACCAATACGATGTACCGGGATACATATCTGCGTGGGGGCATTGCAAAGCGTATCGTGGAGGCCTACCCGAAGGCTACCTGGCGTGGAGGGGTGGATCTCCAGGAAGACGAGGACCCGGACGTCTCGACACCGTTTGAGATGGCGTGGGAAGAGCTACAGCAGAAGTTTCAGTTGTGGTCCAAGTTGCAGCGGGTGGACATCCTGGCTGGTTTGGGTTCGTTTTCCGTGCTGCTCATAGGCGCGCCTGGGGAGTTGAATGAGGAGCTGCCGAAGGGTAGTCCGGACAGGCTGCTGTACTTTACACCGTTCGCCGGAGGGGGCGGCCCTGCTATGTCGCAGGGTGGAGGGCAAACTGCTGCCGGGCCAACAAGTGCCGGGTATGTGGATGCCACCATTATGGAGTTCGTGTCGGACACGAAGGATCCGCGCTTTGGCTTGCCGCTCACGTATCAGTTGCGGCGATTGGACGTCACGTCCGCGGACTTTCTGAAGCCGGTGCACTGGAGTCGGGTCCTTCACGTTGCCGAAGGGCTGCTCGACAACGAGGTCTACGGACAACCCACGCTCGAGAACGTCTACAACCTGCTGGAAGATTTGGAGAAGGTCACAGGTGGCGGGGCGGAGGCTTTCTGGCTTCGGGCGAATCAGGGTATGAATCTCAACCTGGACAAGGACATGACGTTGGGCACCGAAGCGGCTGCGAAGCTGGTGGACGAGGTCGAAGAGTACAGGAACAATATCAGTCGCATTCTTAAGACAAAGGGCATGGATGTGAACATGCTCGGCAGCGACGTTGCAAACTTCAGTAACCCTGCGGACGCCATTCTTACGCAGATCGCCGGCTCGAAGGGCATTCCCAAGCGCATTCTCATGGGTAGCGAGATGGGCCAGCTTGCCAGCGGCCAGGATCAGGACAACTGGTCGTCTCAGGTGCAGGACAGGCGCACAGCTTACGCCGGTCCGAACATCGTGCGACCGTTCGTGGATCGGCTCATCAAATACGGGTATTTGCCTAAGCCTTCTAAATACGACGTAGTGTGGCCTACGGTAGAGGAGTTGACGGAGATTGAGAAGGCTCAGGGCGTAACGGCATGGTCTGGGGCTAAGACGGCGGACGGTAAGGGCGTGTTCACAACGTCCGAGATTCGGCAGAAATGGTACCGGATGGAACCCCTGACGCCGGAACAGGTAGCAGAAATGACGCCGCCAGCGCCACCTGCGCCTGAAATGCCGGCAGGTGCCCCGCAGGCCGACGCAGGTGCGAAGATCGATCCCAAGACGGGTAAGCCTGCGGAACCCAAGACGGCCGAAGCAGGCGATCTCCTGTTGGCTCTCGAGCAAGCTATTGTCACAGGGGACACGGATACGATCGACGAGATTTGTGGTGTGCGGCACGCGGCGAATCCCGAGGGAATCAATCAGTACACAGATGTGGCCGAGGGCTACCACGTGATCGAGCACAAGGCAGATGGTTCTGTCCAGCAGTATGGGGTGTTCAAGACGAAGAAAGAATCTCACGCCGCTGGCATGAAGCTGCGTCGGGATGGTCATGGCAGTACTTACGTGCACCATAGCGACGACATCAAGAAGTTCGGCATCCGCGTGGCCTATGCCGTGCCGCAAGAGCAGGTAGATGCTTAAGCTCCCGCTCGAACCGGGCGTCGCTGCGAAGTTCTTGCTGCTCGCGTCGATGCGAGCGAATGCCAAGGTTCCCGCCAAGAAACAGTTCCCCGTCCACGGCGTTGCGGATGCCGCTGTTGCCACTCTGAAGAAGACGTTTCTGGCCTCGCTGCCGACGGAGTGGGACAACGCACACGTAGAGCAGTGGGCGGCACGTCTGCGGGAGTCGTTGATTCCGGTGCTTCATAGGGTCGTCCTGGCCTCGGGGCATGTGCATGCGATGAAGTTTAAGGCGCCGAGGGCACTTGGGGAGGGGGATGGGCATGCGTTCCATGGCAATCAATACACCGAAGGCGACACAACGGCCTACCACGGTACAGCGACGGCGCGGCTCAATCAGATCTTAAAAGAAGGGCTAAAGGCTTCCCACGCTGGCGAAACCTCTTTGTTCTCCTCACAAGGAACTGTCTACGCCACAACAAGCCGGGAGGAAGCGGAACAGTGGGGCATTGATCATACGCCTTGGCGCGAGTCTGTCGCGGTGCTTGAGATTGTGATTCCGGACGCCGCGAAAAGCCAGATGAACATCAGTCACACGGATATGGTTGATCGCAATCTTGTGACGTTCGCGGGGGACATCAAACCGGAGTGGATTAAAGCTGCCTGGATGGTGGCCACCGGGCCAGGTGGTGCGCGAAGTCGCGTAAAGGTGCTCGAGTCCGGTGGCTCTATTTTTGTGGCGGTTGTGCTAAGCAGACTGAAGGCCCTCCAACACGACTACTCCAGCACACAAGTCAATCTCCCCGAAGCCCTGGCCGATAAGGTGCTGGCCTACGGACAGACCATTCCGGACGCGGATCTTGCGGTCGACGGCAGGGAAGACGAAATTCACGCCACCGTCAAATACGGCTTGCACACAACGTCTGCGGACAAGGTACGTCCGGTCCTGGAAGGCTTCGGTGCTGTGTCCCTGGCGCTCGGTAAGACGGCCTGTTTCGAGGGTGAGGAATACGATGTGCTGTACGTGTCGGTAGACAGCCCGGACCTTGTGGAGTTGAACAAACGGATCTCCGAGGCCCTGCCCGTCACGGACACACACCCGACGTACACCCCGCATATCTGTGTGGCCTACCTCAAGCCAGGCCTCGGGGCAAACTACACCGGGGACAAGCGCTTCGTTGGAGAATCCACGACGATTGAGAAGGTGCTGTTCAGTCCGTCGAAGGGTAGGGATTCGCAGATTCGGATGGCCGGCGGCGTGTACGGCCATCCCTTCTATGGCAACCAGTGGGATGAAGGTCTGGACACTACTGGAAGTTCCTTTTCTTCTCACGAGGCGGATCGCACGTCGCGCGCTATTCTTGGCGGGAAGAAGGTGGATGCCGCTATACTGCTTCGGTTGTCAGACTGGCATCTACAGAAACTTGTGGGGGTATTCCGCTATAAGCTCCAGCACCACATGGCCAACCAGGAGTCTAATGGGCATCAACTCGCACTTGTGGAGAGGGAGCTGCGGAACAGGTCGATCTCTGTGCGGGCGGCGGGGGATGTTGAGGGGCACCCGTTCTACGGGAACCAGTGGACAGACGCCGCGGCTCACGTCGAGGAGCTGGTGACAGGTTGGTCGGAGGGCGAGTACGACTGGTCCGAGATGCAGCATGCAGCGCGGGCTGTGATTGAAGGGCAGCCCCAGAAAGACTATGCCTGTGCGGATTGTAAGGGCAGCGACAAGGAGCGATACGAGAACGCCAAGCTGCTACTTGAGACTATCGAGAAAACAGAACCGTTGGACATGCCACTGTACAGGGGGTTGAAGGTAGACCCGACGGCCTTCGTAGCAGGGGCAGAGTTTAGCGAGAGCCTGACGTCGTGGACAGCGCGAGAAGACCTGGCCACGCAGTTTGCTAAAGGGGAGTACGGGGGAAAGCTCGGGCATGCCGGCAGCTCCGTCGTGCTGGTGTTCGAAGCATCTCAGGCCAAGGGGCTCCCGGTACACTCGGGGAAGCCTCTGATCAAGGACGCCAAAGAATACCTGACGACGGGCAAGTACCGCGTTACGTCTGTTGAGACGCGGGACGGTGTCACGTATGCGAAGGTGACGCGCACAGGGCCGGCGGAGTCCGTGCAGAAGAAATGGGATTGGACAAACGCATACGGAAAAGTAGTTCCACAGAGTAGGCGTATTCAACCGGTGGTCTAATGTCCCTGCAAGAGCGATTGACGGCGCCTGTGGATTACGTGCTGGTGACGGCTGGCGGCCCCGGAAGTGGGTGGACGGCGGAGAATGGGCATGTGCCGGGGAGTCAGGGAGGCAGCGACGCGCCGGATACCATTGAGATTGCGAAAGTATTATTTGGAGATCAGACGCGCGATGAGTATCGCTCTACTCACGGTATCACAATGGTCCGTAAGGAAGAGCATGCCGATGCAATTCTTCGAGATGGGTTCAAGCCTGGTCCAGGAATGGGCCAGTATGTTTCTTATACGGCGTTAGGCGCACAGCCTCTGACGGATCGTAAGTTTGGATTGATCATTGAGTTCGATTCGAGGTATGGGCCACGGGAGCAAGACGAGGGCGGGATTGAGTTTTTTCGGATCAAAAGCGTTCGGAAAGCTGAGCCCGAGGAGATAAAAGCGTGGCGCACCCTCGGCGGCCCCGGTAGTGGGTGGACCGCGGAGAACGGGCACGTGCCGGGGAGTCAGGGAGGTGTGATTTCCGAAGAGGCGAAGAACAGCGCGCTGGACTGGGTCAAGAACCAAAAGGAAGTCGGCCAATCTCTTACCCCGCGGATCACTAATCCGATTTCGGGCTCGTCCAATATCGAGGCGGGCGGGAACCCTGGCTGGTGGTTCGAACTGAATGGCGCCAATAAGCGGGAGTTAATCGGTAGGGCTACAGTCGAGAAAATAGATTCGAAGCAGCTCGTTTCGAGTCAGAAGACGCTTGAACGCCACATCCTGAACGATTACATTCGGAACCCCGAGAAGATTGGCGAGATCGTCGTAACGAAGACCTCTGGTATCACACAGATTCTTGATGGGAATCATCGGGCGGCTGCGGCCAGACTGCTCGGTATTTCGATCAAGGCCCGAGTGATAGATTCGAGTGCAGTGCGCACCCTCGGTGGCCCCGGCTCCGGCAACTTTGGCCACGCAGGACGCCCCGGACAGGTGGGGGGATCGGGAGAGGGTGGCGAAGTTGGAGCACAACTTCGTTTTCACTCGATTCCATTTGTAGGCAATCCGGCTCTTGGTTTGAAGTCTGTCGAACTTGCCTTGCTGCCGGGGGCAGAGACAAATAAATGGAAGTTTATAGAGTCGCGTGTGAAGGTGGATTGGTCTAAGTTGCCTGCAGGAGTATCGAAAGAAAACGTAGTAGGTAGCGTTTTCATCTTTCAACAGAAAAAGAAATCGGTTGGTTCGGATTTGCACGTAGATAGTCGGTATCGCCGGCAAGGCATAGCGTCCACGTTGTACAAGCACGTTGAAGGTGCTACAGGGCAGAAGTTGACGCCAGAACAACGCCAGACTTCTGAGGGCGAAGCATTCTGGAGCGGGCGGCATCTCGCATCAAAGTCCAAATTCCCCATCCACACCCTCGGCGGTCCCGGCTCCGGCAACTTCGGACATGCGGGGAGGCCGGGGCAGGTGGGCGGGTCCGGAGATGCGACTGCCACGGCCGAAGGCGTTGCGCGGAAGGCCCATGCCACGCAGGTTGATAGACAGGGTGTTTTCTACATTGAGCATGTCTCTCGCGTTGTTGACAGTGTATCGGATGCCGCGAAGCCGGTGGCCTGGCTGCATGACGCGATTGAGGACACGCCGCACACGCGGGAAACGCTACTGGCGGAAGGGGTGCCTGCGAAGGTTATCGACTCCGTTGAAATTCTTACGCGGCAGCGCGGCGAGGTGTACAGGGATTTCATCTCTCGCATCGAGCAGAGCGGGGACCAGCTAGCTATTGAAGTGAAGTTGGCCGACCTTCGCGATAACCTACGTCCGGGGGGACCGGCAGGCCTGCGCGGAAGGTATGAGCGGGCTATTCAGAAGTTGGAGAAGGTGCGAGCGCTCGGTGGGCAGGCCCGTTGGGAAAAGGAAGTACTGCTAGGACGGGGGCACACGTTCCAGGTGGTAGAGACTAAGAACGGGCGCCCGACGATTTTGCGCGTGGTAAAGTCCAGAACTGCCGGCGACGTCGAAGGCCACCCCTTCTATGGGAACCAGTGGACCTCTGAGCCAGGCGGATCGGAGCAGGAACGAGCGGCGCTAGAGAAGGGCTTCCTGGCCTACGCGAATGCCCACGCCGTCTTGCCGGAATACGAAGTTAACGAGCTGAGAGCGACTAACGATTATGTGCGAGGGCAAGTCAAGCTCGGTATTATTCGTGATTTGAGTGAGGGTCTGAATGCTGAGACGCGGCTTCCATGGGAAAAGGAAGTTCAACGTCAACTCAACATGTGGGCTACCACGTCGGGGGACCATCTGCCGCGTGCAGTAGCCTCGCAACTTGCTGTCAAAGAGGAGTTTGGTCTAGCGGATGCCGGCATCTCACACATGGTGACGCCGGATCAACCGATCCCGGATGTGAGTATTGTGGATAAGTTCTATGCTCGTCGGGAGTACGAGCATACGCAGGAATGGTTCAAAGAGCAGGGCATTACGCACGTCACGCTGTTTAGAGGGCAGGAGCCACACGAGGGTAAGTACCCGGTTCCGAAGACCGGCGACGTGGAAGTGCGTATGCAGCCCATCTCGTCGTGGACGACAAGCCCGCAGGTGGCACGCGACTTCGGTAAGGGTGGGGTTGTCATGTCGGTGCGGGTGCCGGTGAGCCGCATCCTAAGCACGTGCGTAACCGGACGGGGGTGTTTGACGGAGGCCGAGGTACTGGTGCTAGGCGGCACCATGAAGGTCCACGCGCAGAATACGAACGATAAGGGTTGGCTTGCAAATGTTCTGTCAAAGTTGCGCGGTTCGGAAGTGGCCGTCTACGACATCGATGCTGATCTAAAGAATGCGGACTGGGCTAAACGGACGCCGGACACAATGGAGGCTCTACGGGCCGCAGGGGACGTTGAGGGGCATCCGTTCTATGGAAACCAGTACGATGCTGGTTCTACGGGGCGCCCTCTGGACGTTGTTTCTGCTGAGCAGGGCAAGAAGCTGTTCGGCATAGTGCCTAGTGCTGGCTATTTGAAGCAGCGCTCTTTTCAGGAATCTGCTAGGGCCACGGTTATTCTTACTCCGCGGCTCGAGAAGCTCGGGCTATCCAAGGAAGAGATTCGTATAGCAGAGAAGGTGATTGAGAAGTGGCAAATTGGTTCGCCATATTACATGGACCGTTTCAAGGTGGCGGCTTCTAACGTGTTCGGCGGTCCACGGGTAGAGATTGGCGGTGGTAAACAGGACACGCGGGGGATGCTGGGGCCTTTGGCTAGCGTTTCTATTCACGAAAACGACCCGGTGCCGTGGCCTGCAGGTAAGAACATTCCAGATCGCGTGTTCGAGAGTGTGCTACGGGCGAGCCACGAAGAAGCCCAGGAGTATCTGACCAAGAAGGGTATCACCGAACTGATCGTGTGGCAGGGTGCGAAGTCCTCCGGCGAGCAGACTCGAGCGGCTAGCAGTTGGACGTTATCTCCGAAAGTGGCCGGTACGTTTGCCAATCGAGTTGGCGAGCGCGTGGTTGTGGCTCGTGTGCCGGCTAAAGACGTCCTATCTATTGGTGGGCGCGGTATTGGAGCAAAGCATCAATGGGAAGTGGTGCTTACCGGCACACATAATTGGCAGAAAACGTATGGCGGACAGCCGGAAGGCAGTATAGACCCGAGCAAGAGGAAGGGGCCGCTAGGGCCACTAACAGATCTTGAAGGTATTCGAGACGCCGGCGAAGCTGAAGGCCACCCGTTCCACGGGAATCAGTGGACGGACGTTGGCACACCGCGGCCTATCGTCGCCTCTCTCGGTCAGGTAGGCAACGATGGCTCTATAGAAGCGATGCACCTGCCGTCTGCGGCGGACATCTGGAAGCGTAACCACGCGGAAACGTTCAAACAGCAGCCGGATCTTCATCAACGCTTCCGTATGGCCCATAAAGAGGTTTTGTGGGATGCCGTGCCGTCGGTGGATGACTACTTTGCTGTTGGGGATTACTACGCAAAGCACGGGATTGAGCTTACTGGACAGCATGCCGGGGATGTGAACGGCCCGCTGACGCCGCAGAGTATCGCTTACTATTGGCAGGGCCGTGAGCACCAGCAGCGGCAGAGAGCGGCAGGAGAAGCGGTTGGCCATCCGTTTCATGGGAATCAGTGGACGGAAGGTGGGTCTTCTTCGCAGCCCGAAGCGCCTGGGGGCGTCTTTGTAGCGCGAGCATTTGATTTCAATTCTCTAGGCACGCGTCGATTCATGTTTGACCCGTCGTCTTCGAAGTTCATTTTTGGCAATTATCTTACGAATCCTGATGCTGCTAGAGACACGCATGCCGAGACATACGCAGTGGCCCGCCAAAAAGGCGATGAGCAACTGGCCCCTTACGACGAGCAGGTGCGTGGTCTATTTTACGGAGTCCAGGATAACGGAACGCCTCCGATGATTGTGTTTGATACGAAGTCTGGCGCGTATCTTCGCGGTGGACTTCCCGACCGAACGTATGAAGACACTGAGAAAATGCAGCATAACAATGCGCTTTTGTTTGATGCTGTGTATAAAGCCGTGGAGAGTTTCGTGGCTCACGGGGCTCCATCGGATACAGAAGTGTTCGGGCTGCACCACGAGTTTTTCGGGAAGGGCAGTCTTGTTGGCAGGGGCGGCGCACTGGGTGAGTTGTTCCCAGAATTATTCAAGCGGCAGAGAGCAGCAGCTCTCCGCTCCGCCAAGCGCCCCTCCACCGGTATGCGGTTCGACCAGTCCAATCCGGCTGCTATTGCGTGGGCCCGCAATCATGCGGCGGAGCTGGTGCAGGATATTCTCGATGACGCCAAGGAGGGTATTCGTTACCTAACGGCTCGCGTAATGACCGGCGACTTCCAGGTGCGCGACATGAAGAAGATGCTGCGCAGCTTCATCGGCCTGACCGGTAAGCAGACCGAGACACTCCTGTTGCTGCGTGAGAGCCTGGATGAGCAAGGTGTTGAGGGGGCCGACCTGGAAGATGAGATTGATGCCCGGCGTGAGGAGATGCTGAACTACCGGGCGGAGACGATAGCTTCGACGGAAACGATGCGCGCTGCCAACGAGGGCCAACAGGAACTCTGGGAGCAGGCCGTTGATGACGGACAGCTTACGGGTAACGAGATGAAGGAGTGGATTACTACGCCTGATGACCGGTTGGCCGTAGCAAATCGCACACCTGTTATGACGACAAAGGGTTGGGTCCATGTCAACCATATCAAAGTCGGCGATTATGTGTTGACACATAAGGACCGGTTTTGCCGCGTGGCAGCAATATTTGCAAAACGGTACGATGGTCCGATGGTGTCGTTCAAGATAGGTGGTAGAGCCGGTATCAAAGTATCCGTAACTCCAAATCATCCAATCCTAATTGGGGAAGATTGGATAGACGCTGAAAACGTGAAGCTCACAGATGTTTTAACCGTGTTTGCAAAACCTTGCGCGGGAGGCTGTGGGCAGCTTCTCAAGAGTGGGCCGGGGCAGGATGTGAGCTTTTGTTCTGTGTGTGCCCCACAGGAATCAAACAAGGTTCGATGGAACGATCCGGCACAGCATGATTTGCTCTCTTGGCGAAACAGAGAACGCTGGGCCGAGCCGGGGCGAAAAGAGGAAATGAGTGAAGCCATAAAGGTTTTGTGGAAAGACCCGGCTTATTTAGCACATATGGATGCTTCCGAACGAGGGCGTAGAGATAAGTTATTGAAATTTGCTCAAGAAGGCGTTATAGGTTTTGGTGCTCAGTCCTATGAAGATCTCATACAAATCATAAGAGACAGCATTAAATCAAAGAGGCTTCCTACGCTTTCTGGGGATGTGAAGAATGAACAGATACTGAAAGGGTTACTGGAAGCGCAGCGGCTTGAATATCTGCAGCAGTGGGAATACGAGTATGCCGATCAGAGTAACGAACACCGAAAGGGCTTTGCGGATTTCTATCTTCCGGGGCCGAAGTTGGTCATCGAGTGTGTAAGCACAAAAATACCCTCGGAGGTGCTGGGACGCCGGCCGCGGGTAGATGCTCTAAAAAAACAAGGTGTGCGTTATTTGGAGTTTACGCTTCGAGAGCTGCAAGACGGTATTCACAACGTGGCTTCTGAGATACGTAAACACTGCTGCTTTGTCCGGCTGGGGCCTAAACAGATTACTTATAAAACCGTGGCACGGCAAACTGTTTACGATTTGCGGGTGGAAGAGGACGAGAGTTTCGTAGCGGGCGGAATTGTTGTACATAACTGCCCTATTTGTGAAGCGATGGACGGTGTTACCGTCAGGCTCGATGAGGACTTTGACTTTGACGGAGAGCCGGTCACAACGCCGCCAGGTCACCCGCGGTGCCGGTGCACTGTAGGGTTGAGCTTACCGCGCGCAGCAGAGGAAGCGGATCTCCGCTCCGCCACCGTGCGCAAGGTTGGACGATCGTGGGTGCTGTATACCAAGGACGGAAGCAAGGTTTTGGGCCGCCACACGTCGCGGGAGGGTGCGCTGGCTCAGGAACGTGCGATCTATGCTTCCAAGGCGCGGGCGGCGGGGGAAGGAGCTGGGCACGAGTTTCATGGGAACCAGTGGACGGGGGATACTACCGCTTTTCACGGGAGTGCCGAGGAAAATCTTAAGAGCATCCTTAGGTACGGTATTCGGCCGAAGTACAGCAAGGTGTACGCTACATCTTCCTTAGAGGAAGCTCTAGGTTATGCCCGTGGGGCTGGGACTGAGCGCCGACGCAGTGTCGTGTTCGAGGTCAGCATCCCCAAGTCGGCAATAGGACGTTTCGAACCAAGGACAAAAGGACGTCTGTATCCCGAAAAAAGCGGAGACCACATAGTCTACAGGGGACAGGAGACTATACCCCCTGCGTGGATTAAGGCTGTGCATGAGCCGAATAAGTCAGGTAAGATGGTGCGGCGGGAGCTTTCTGATGGAGGAGCTTCTATTGTCTATGTTGCTGTGATATTGGAGGACACAGAGGCTCGGGCGGCTGGAGAAGCCGAGGGGCACCCGTTTCACGGCAATCAGTTTACCGATGGTGGTGTTGGGGCTACCTGGACATCCGAAGAGATTCAGGGCAAGCTGATCTCTATCGAGGCAGCGAAAGAAGCCATCGACGAGACTTCGTCGTTTGAGGACAAAGCAAACCCGAATAAGCTCAGGGAATACTCGGCGTTCGATGCTATTTCAACTGTCTTGGAAAGCCAAGAAAAGGCCAACCGTAACCCAGAGCTAGCGGCGACGGCGAAGTTTGCCTACAAGCTGGACGCCAGTAAGCCGGGCGGTATCGCTGCTGCTGCGCTCGGTGTGATACGGCCGGATGGTGATTTGGAGTTGAAGTGGGCCGGAAGCGTAGCCCCTGGCGCCGGCATGAAACTCATTCGTCAGGTGATGGACTGGGGTCGAGAACAGGGCGCGACAGAGATGCACGGTACGGCGAAATGGAATTCGTTTCCATACTACCACATAGCCTTCGGTGCTCGGGCTGTGGGGCAAGCCAATCCGTTTAACGACGGGCAGGACTTTGTGTTGCCGTTGGTTGTTCGCAGAAGTCTTGGCGATGTGGAAGGCCATCCATTTTACGGAAACCAGTGGACCAGTGAAGGTGGCGGGTCCGCGGAAGAGATTTCGGCCGTAGACAAGGCCTTTGCGGATGTAGCGAGTAAGCATGGTGGCTTTCACGTTTCGGCCAAAGACGCTGGTGAAACGATACGGGCCAGAACGAAAGAGGCTATCGTCGAGCAATTCAAGTCCCAGGTTGAACCAGACGTGCGAGAGGCCTGGGGTAAAGAAGTACAGCGGAACTTGGACCAGTGGGCTGTGACGTCTGGAGATTCTTCTCCGGTGGCTGTAGCCCGACAGGTGGCGGTCGCTGCGGAGTTCGATATCAAGGATGCCGCTATAGACCATCTGCGCACGACCAGTTCACATGTGCCCGAGATAGATCAGTTGTATGCCCGGGCGGAGTACGAGAACACGCAACGCTGGTTCAAAGAGCAGGGTATTACGCATGTGACGGTGTACCGTGGTGAAGTGAACGCGGGACAAACACATGACGGGCATACGGAAGTGCGTATGCAGCCAGCCTCTTCTTGGACGACGGACTTGGAGACTGCTAAGACATTCGCTATGGATACCGGGTACGTGATGGCCACTCGCGTGCCGGTTGCCCGTGTGCTCAGTACGGCAGTAACAGGGCGCGGATGTCTTACGGAGTCCGAGATCCTCCTGCTTGGCGGACGGCTTAAGGTCTACATGGCCCAGCCGAGTGAAGGGTGGCAGAAGCGTCTGAAGGGCAGCCTTCGTGGAGCGGAGTTTGTTAAGCAGATCCCCGTGGAAGTGCTCTACAACATCGACGCTATTCTGTCGAATGCCGACTGGCCCAAGCGCACGGACGATCGGTTGGAGGTGTTCGGGATGAGGGTGGCTGGCGAAGCTACGGGCCACGAGTTCCACGGGAATCAGTGGACAGACGCTGGTAGCGGTACTAGGCCTGATTTCGCAAAGGAAGAGGCTGAAGATAGAGCCATTCGGGTTAGAGAAGAAGAAGAATTGCGCATGGCTTGGGGGGAGCAGATAGATACGTTTTCGGCTGCTTTCACTAAACCGGGGGAATCCTGCTACTGGGAATTGGATGACGAAGGCGCCGCTCACGTAACACTCGATGTTCCAGATGCCAAAATAGTAAGGACTATTTCCTACAGTGAATCGGGAAACCTCCGCGTCGTTCACGAGGGCTTCGAGGTGGAAGACGACAAGCAGGGGGCTGGCATTGCCAAGGATGTGCTCGAACGCAGCTTCCAGGCCTACGACAAGATGGGTGTGCTGCAGGTGAAGCTTCAGGCTAACGTGGATGTTGGCAAATACGCGTGGGCCAAGTTTGGATTTAAGCCGGAGCACCCGGATAATTTCGTGAAGGTTGCTGAATCGGCTATCGAAAAGATAAGAATGAATGGGAGCATAAGCAGGGCCGACGAGGTGGTTCTGGCGAGACTTTTGAATAACGGCCCGGCGGATGAGTCCGCATGGCGTTTGGCAGATCACCCGCTTGGCAGAACGCTTATGACGGATCCTTATTTCAATTCGTGGCCAGCCGTTATGACTGTGAGCGATAAGTCTGCACGGGCACGCCTTGCGGCATACGTGAAGACGAAAAGTACACCACATCCTGCGGTGACGGAGTAGGAAAGGTTCGGTGGCTAATGCCTGAGTTGTATCGCATGGTAGACGGCGTGCCGCAGGATAGGGGGATCTGGGAGATTCTTCTGGGGGAGGACTTGAGGTCTGCTGGTGGTAAGCCTGGCCACGAGTTTTATGGAAATCAGTGGACAAACCGTGGCACCTCTCCAGGCGTAGCCGCGGAAGCCGCACATCAGGAGGCGTTAGCCGCTGCCCAAACGAATCTGCTGGCACACCCGGATTTCGTACTGGGCGTGGATAACAACACGCGAGGGGACAAGAACTACATAGCGGCCTACGGTGAAGAGTTCAAAGCCCAACAGCTCCCGGCGGACGTGGAGAAAGGTAAGCCGAAGGAGTGCTACAAGAATGCTTCTCTGCTCGTCATGCAGCGGTCAGACCTCACATACGCGGAAGGGTATGCTACATCGCACGGGTTGACATTCATGCACGCATGGGCCGTGGATAAGGCGGGGAACGTGGTGGACCCGACGTGGGAGCATCCAGAGAAGTCTCAGTACTTTGGCGTGCGCTATGAGCGTGGGGCCTATTTGAAGTATCTCTATACGGCCAAGATCTACGGGGTGCTTGGGAGTACGCCGAAGAACGCGCAGAGGGCCGTGGACACGGGTGGAAAGGCTTTGCGCCCGCAGGTGAGGGGCGCCGAAGAAGCTGGCCACC